GTTGGGACTCACTGTTGGCCGATATGATGGTTGTCGAGCCGATCCTTGTCGCTACCATCCAAATCGTGACCCAACTGACCAGTGCCGATTTACCAATACCACGGCCAGACGATATTGCCTCTTGCAATACGTCAAAGTTTATCTTGCCTTGGTTGAGTTTAATGTGCTCGGCGATGTCCAGCAGCACCTCGCGTTGCCATTTGCGCGGCCCTTGGAAGTGCTCCAGAGGTGTACCCTTGACGCCCCACGGAAATACATACATCACAAACGCCAGCGGGTTGTCCTTGATTGCCGGACTCCAAAGCCTGGCCATCAATTCTTGCTCATCGTCAGCGCTGTATATGGTCGATTGCATTTACTTTAGTCTTTCAGCGTAGGCTTCCATTAAGCGGGCGCTGATGTTTTGGACGGCATACGCCTCCATCTCATCACACGCTACGCCGCCAATTATGCGCTCTGCGTGTTGCCACACATGCACCGCTTCATGGGTCAACAACGCGGCAACGCTAATTGGCGTCATGTCTTTAACCGCATCTAAATCTATTGCAACAACACCTACCGCGTTGTCGTGCCACCAATGCGTAGTAGCGTTGCATCCTTCACGAACGTAGCGGTCGCCTTGGTCTGGTAACCCATTGCGTTTGCATACGCGTTCAAATTCTTTTTGACTGGTAACCAAACAAAATTTGGGCCCGTACAACAATGAATGGTCAAGCCATGTCATTAACGCTCGGCCCTAACAGCTTGCTCTACCTTGTGTTCCAGTGTTGGACTTGGTTCGTTGGCGATTACGTCAATAACCCGTGACTCGGCTTGGCGTAACGCGCCGATGATGCTGATGCGCTGATCGACATCTATGCTGATGGACTGCTTGGCCACCCAGCCGTGTGAGTGTTGCAGGATTGCCAACGCCGCTTTGGCGTCGCCTTCCTTGGCTGCTTGGTGCAAGCACTGGGACATCTCCAACTCGCCGTCGGCTTTGCCCTTTAGCGCGGCCATGTCCGCAATAGGGTCTAGCTCACACAGTTGGCGGTACTCGGTGGGCAACATACCAGAAGCCAATGCCAATGCGTCGCCTTTGAGGCCGAGCTTGGCGGCTTCGTAAATCTTGTTCAAGCGCGCTTCGGTCGCAACGATCTTGCGCGGCTCAAAAGGTAGGCTGTGAAACGTCATGCGCCCGAATATACCAAAGAAATGCCGGCGCAGGGAGTTCCAGAAATACAAAGTTAAGGAGCTATGGTCAATCCAGTTGCTATGCGCCAGCGATCGGAATATATCAGGCTGTGGGTCATGTGGGCAATGTTGTCACTGGTTTGGAATTGGTTTTTAAAAAATAAAAATTAAAAAAAATTTTGTTTGTGAACCCTCCGTCCACGTGGGCCCTGACGGCGGGCCCTACCCACCCCCTCAAATCAAACTGACGCCAAACTTACAGCCTTAAGTTAGTGAGTGCTCACTTACACCTGGTAAGTTAGTGGCCACTAACCTTTATCATTTTGCCAAGTGAGTGAGCACTAACTTAAAGAAGTGAGTGGTCACTAACATGGCCATCGGCTGGTGGTTAGTGGCCACTAACATGGCCGTTTGACCTAAGTTAGTGGCCACTAACCTAAAAAGTGTGGGTCATTTGGATGACCCACACTATTTCCCTTTAAAATCATAGGCTTACGTCATTTTTTGGGTTTTGTGGGTCATTTTTTTGAGAATTTGAGTCGCGGCCAAAACGGCGTGGCTCACATCCTACTGTATAGCTATAAAGTATTACATTTTTAAAGTCCTTTATATATACCCTAAAAAATGACAATTTGACCCACAAAACAGCTTTTAGCTAGCACTGGCGGGCTTTTTTTGTAGGTCATTTGCGACCCGTGCAACTTGCCTACAACCCGCCCAACTTGCCTACAACGTATTAGGGTTTATCCCTAGAAAATAATTGTTGACAATTGCAAGGGAATCCCTTACATTATCTCTACCGGCCGCGATATTGCAACCGGACAATCAACTAAACGAAAGTAAGATTATGAAATTCACACACAAAGAATTCGCGCAAATTGAGCGCACCGTTAGCAAATTCGACACCGTCGCACGTGTGCTGGCCGAGTCAGATTCAACGCTAGTCGCCGACGTGCGCGCGCTGGCCTACATCGTCGCCGAGCTCCGCACCGTGGCCGGCCTCATGGCCGACGACGACCGCCAAGCGCAGCAAGCCGGCCTCGGCCGCGTGTTTAGCCTGTTCGCAAACCTCCCACAGTAATTCAACCGGCCGGCCACGCGCCGGCCACAAAATAAACGAAAGTAAAAAACTATGTCAAAAATTCTAGGTTACATCGCATATGAAGGCGCGTCGCAAATTGACGGCTCGCCGATTGTCGTTATCGTTAACAAAATCGACGGCTCCGACAATGTCAAAACTGGCGCGATTGTGCAAACTTTTATTTTGCGCTCCGATATTTCACCGATCGACGCGCTCAACACCGGCGCGGACGTTTCAATATGTGGCGATTGTGGCCACCGGCCGTATTTGATCAAAACCGGCGAGAGTGACGAACCGCCATGCTATGTCAACGTCGGCCGATCGGTTCGCAGCGTATTTGAAGCCTATAAGCGCGGCCGATACGTCAAAGCCGACGCGGCCACAATTGCGCGCGCGCTCGCCGACAAAATAGTACGGCTCGGCACGTATGGCGACCCTTTCGCCGCGCCGGTGGCCATGTGGCTCAAAATTTTGCGATATGCAGCTGGCCACCGAGGTTACACACACCAATGGCAGCGCCCTGATTTTGACGTGGCCGCGTGGGCTCCGCTCGTTATGGCCAGCGCGGACAATATCGATGAAGCCGCGCGTGCGAATCTGCTCGGCATGCGCGTTTTTCGCGTATCGGTGGGCGTCGACGTGCAAGCCGGTGAGGCATCATGTCCGGCCAGCAAAGAAGCCGGCGCGCGCGCCACGTGCGCGAAATGTACTCTCTGCTCGGGCACGTCGATTCAAGCGCGCGATATCGTTATCGCCGATCACGCTACTGGCCATGAGCGGCGCGTCATTAGACTGGCCACGGCCTGATTTTCAGTGCATGGCCATGCGGTGGCCATGCGCGGACAATCCCGTCCGATTCAGTAAAGTAAAGGTAAATTATGGATATCGTAGACAAAACAAATTTGGCCAGCGCGTACGCGGCCGCATGGCTGGCCGTTAAGAATCGGCCCGCGACCGTGACGGTCGACCCGCATGGCTGGTTTACCGTTAACAAGGGCCTCGGCGCGCCCCAGCGCGTACGCGCCAGCGCGTTGATTAAAGGGCTGGCCGTGTTGACAGCGCGTATGGTCGAAGCAAGGGGCGCATGATGACAATTAAAACAATGATCGCAAAATATAAAGGCACGTGCTCGCGAACCGGTGCACCTATTCGACCAGGGGATGAGATCCAATATGACACGGCCACGCGCCGCGCATGGATCACTGACGAGGATGATTACCGGCACGCGGAGCCGGAGCCCGAAGAGGTTTATTTAACGCGCGCGCGTAATACATACGTGTCCGACGTGTTTCAAATAGGTGGCCGCGAATACTACCAAAACAAAAAAGGCCGGTGTATCGACGCGCCATGCTGCGGGTGCTGCACATGACCTACTACAAAACCAAAGCGGCCGCGCAAGCGCTCGCGGATGAATTGACGCTGCAGGATCGCGACGCATGGCGGTATGAGGTGCATGGAGCCGCACGTGGTTTTTACGTCGCGGTATTTGACGACGACGGACACTTTTTGGGGAACTTATGACACGTATTGAAAAAATTGTTTATTTGGCTGCGCTGGTGGTGCTGGCGCTTGATTTATTTATTTGGAGAATCTAAACATGAGAACGATTATTTTGGGAACTACACGCTACACCGTGCGCGATGATCGCGTGGACATTATGGCCGCGCACGCTAAGTGCACCGGCAAGCATAAGGTGGTGAAATCTAAAGGGGCCGAAAAACGGTTATATCCCTTGTACTGGGCCGAGACGTCAACGGCCGATTATGTGGCCGCGTATGAAAAACTCAACGCGAAAATTATGCCGTGGGACTGGCAGGCGCTGCGCGCCGAGCCATGCATGGCCCCAGTGGGCGAGGATAGCGCGTGGGAGGTGACAGAATGAATCCAATATTCGCACAGGCGCTGGCACCATGGACACCACCGGCCGAGCCCGTCACGCTGGCCACTGGCCGCGTGGTGGTGCATACGCGCCAGCCCAACGGGTCGCAGTTGGCCACGCCGACACCAGGCCCTTACGCCATGACGCCGGCCGAGTGGGCCGAATATAAGGGGGCGCGCGATGACGTTAAGTGATTTTTGCGAAATACCGCGCACAATGCACGAAATCGAGGCCGAGGGGTTTACCCGCGACATGGTTTATGGGGCCGTGAAGCGGGGCGAGCTGGTGAATCAAAACCGCAAGGACGCATGGGGGAGAACTAGGCGCGGCGCTGGCCTCTTTACCGTGGCTGCACCGGCACCAGTCTATGACGCTGCGCCACTGGTGGAGGTATGGCGCTGATTCTCGCGGCGATAATTGCCGCTATACTGGCGGTGCTGTTCAAGTAGTGAATCAGGCCAACTTCATGCTCACACGTGCGTGTGCCTCTGAAACTAACCGAATTACAGGAGTAATATATGCCGTTCTGCGTGGATTGCATGGACGAAGTTACCGCCGAGGAGTGCCTTACAGACGAGTGGCGGACAAAAAAGATCAAGGCTACACATAAGTGCGCCATATGCAGCAGCTTTGATCTCTACACAGACGACTCCATACAGGAGTTCTACACCGGAGAGGACCCTGGAACGTCAGACGGCGCGATGATCTTCATGCGCCTGGGAACCCAGTTCGAGAAGCGCGCGGCCCTTCAAGGCGCTCCCGCTGGCGGCAAGTTCACGTACTACACGCTCACCCTGACCATCCTCTTTCGCTCGTCCAAGCCCAAGACCCAGGACGCAGGGCTGGACAATGACACATTCCTCGACTCCCTCTTGACAGCAATTCGCGCGAGCAAGACCGCCGGCACGAATGACGGGACGGTGTGGCAGTGGGGAGAGGGAACGCAGCTCGGCGGGGACGACCTGAGACTGGAAGTGTTCTACCCCCATCCGCTCAAGCAAGGTAAC